CCAATTAAGAAATCTTTCCATTTCTTTTAATTGTTTATTGATATTAGATATACCTCTACCTATCTTTGATTGTGCAGTTGATTCATCTTGTTTTAATGCCAACCATCTATTTTCATTAACCGGAGTATATCCTGTAAGGTCTGCTTGTCTTTTTGCCTTTTTCTTTTCACTATCTTTACCAGTAAATGCAAATGGAGTATTATATCCTTGTACACTATCGGTTGTACTCATTTCATCAATCATTCTTTCTCTCACCATCTTACGAACAATTTCTCTTATTTTATTAAGTTGTTCTGTTTTTAATGTTTCTGGCATTTGATTATCCGTTTAATTTTAAGCTAATAGATATGCTGTTCCAGCTGTTACCGTAATACTTCTAATATAACAAGGAATAGGTTCACCTTGTGCTAATGATTCTAATTTTAATGTAGAACGAGTGCTAGCCGGTGTTGAACCTGATGGAGTTACAAATCCTTCTAATGTTACTGAACCCGAACAAACTGCCGAACCTCTCATCACACCCCATGCATTTTCTAAAGAACCAGATGTACCAGCTCCTGAAGCTATAAATTCTTTTGCGTTAAATATTCTATAATTTATCATTTTTTATTTTTTAATTGATTCTTTTAATTCTTTTAATAATTCGTATGTCATCATCATTGCCGATAAGTGTTGTTCTTTAATCTTTTTAACAGATTTAATTTTTCTAATATTTGCAATTGTTTCTGCTAATTTGATTTTTGTAACTTTGTCGGAAATTTTAGAACCAACTTCTTTTAATCCTTCTACCAATTTAGTTACTTCGGTTGAAACATATTCACTTAATTTACCAGTATTATTGATATTATTAATATATTCTCTCAATAAACCTTTTTGGTCGTTTGTAAGATTACTATATTTGTTATTAAATGATTCAACTAATAATTTATAAGAAACTGCTCTTAAATCGTCATCTTGTTTTCTATATTCTTCTAAAACTGCATCTTTAAGTTTTACATCTTTATTTTGAATAGAAGAATTGATAATATTTTCTGCAATTGTAAATCTTGCTGATACTATGTCGGTTGGTTCGTATTGTGTATCCGTTACAACTGTTTCAAATATTTTATAAATAGATGCTAATGTTTTATAATTAGAAATTGGAGATTTAATAAACTCATCTAAATTATAAGTTTCTTTAATCTCTTTTATAAGATTGTATTTTTCCTTTGTAAGTTTTTTCTCGTCAATTTTTTTACGAGCTTCTAATATTGTATTGATGAATTGTTCAGCTTTTGATTCTGAATTATATTTTTCATTAATAAGATATTGATATAATTTCAATTCTTTTGATAATTCTTGTTTAGAATTAAAGTGTTCTTTCAAAAGTTTTTCAGCCACAGACTTACTAGATGACATTACTTCTGATGTAATTTGTCTTACTAATAATTCAAATAAGAATCCCGTATTTTTAAACTTTGAATGTTTTATTTTTTTCATTAAATTATACAATTATTCTGATATAAATATATTTTATTATTGGTTTATTACTATTTTGTGTTGTCTTCTGTTAAAATAGTCTTTTTATTTCCGTCCATATCTTTAAATATCTCTAAATATGAATCTCTTGCTTTGTATTTTACAGATCCTTCTTTTTGTTTAAGAGTCTTAATACCTAATGGGTCTCTACCTTGTGGATGGTCATCTTTGCCATATCTAACGGGGTCTTTCGGTCTACCACCTTTATCGTCTTCTTCTAATTCCGATTTAAGTCTGTCCAATTCTTCTTCTACATTAGTTGGTTCATCGGTACCCGTTTCGTTTGCAGGGTCAACACCTTGTGTCTCAATTGATGTTAAACGGAATGCTTGTTTTGTATCATCTAATACTTGTAATGTCATTGTATCTTGTTCATCTTTTGCAAGTTTCATTACGGATTCATACATCCACTCTTTTGAGAACATTTTAGTTGCTTGCATTGATTGAATTAATGCAACTTTAGAAGTATATAACTCAACTTGTTCTTGTTCGTAAATTTTAGATGGTATTGTAAGTTCTAAAGAAAAATCAGTCAATCTATCATCGGTAATACCTTGTGCATATAAATGTACGATTGCTATTTTAGTCAATTCTGAAATTAATACTCTTTGTACTCTTTCAATTGTTTTTGCAAATCTAACATCTTGTGCTGCAAGAGTTGCTTTACCATTTACGTCTTCTTCATATCCTAAGAATGCTTTTGGAATTTTCAATGCTGCCATTAACTTACCTTTTAAGTAGTTAATATCATCAATCATATTGTACTCCAAACCTTTTAGAGTATCAATTGAAGTACCATTATCATTACCTCTTACCGGCATATAATAATCTTCAATAAGGTTTTGCATATTGTATTTCAAATTGTAATCACCGGTTCTTTCGTCTACAAATGGAACTTTTTTAGAACTATTGATAATTTTTTGCATGTAGTTATCCACTTCGTTTGGTGGAATATTACCTACGTCAATTTTGAATATTCTTTTTTCAGGAGCTCTCATTACTCTATGAATTAACATAGCATCTTCCATTAACATCAATTGTTTCCAAACTCTCCTTGCACCTTCTATCATTGATTTTCCATAAGGTAAAAAGTTTGAATCAGAATTTAATCTAAAGTGAGCTATTTCATAGTTTTCAAATTCTTTCTTTGGAGTTTGACCATAACCACCGGATGGGTTTTGGTATGGTGCATATATAAATTTAACTCTTTGAGGATTTTCTGGGTCAAAATTTTCTACTCTACTAACTTCATATGTTGATAGTGGCATTACATTTACAATACCCAATTTATCTGCTATTTCTAATTGTAGGAAAAAATCACCATATTTAACTAAGTTTCTAGTCCATGGCCATAAATTAAATTCTACATTAAGAATATCATAGAATAAATTTTCTAATAATTGTTTTATTTGGTCGTCTTCATGATGAATTTTTAAAACATTACCCATTTCATTTCTTGCAGTTGTTTCATCCGAATATACATCTAATGCTGATGATAAGATTGGATCTGAGTCCATTGAATCATAATCTCTAAACAAATCAATTCTAACTTGTTGATATGCCATTGATGATGCTGTTTGTCCTGTACCATAGTTTGTCACTTTCATTTTCATAAAGCGGTCAACTAAGTTTGTGGTCATATTCTGCCACTCATCCGTGTCAATAACTTTAACACCATCTTCCGTTTTACGGACAATAGTGTTTGTTGAAAATAATTTCTGTAACCTACTAAATATTGATTTATCTGCCATTTTTATATAATTCTATTTTTCTAAATATACGGAAAATATTTGGTATTTCCAAATATTACCATTTCCTACAACTCCAATAATTTGCTTTATGTCTTGGTCCTGGACTATCACAATTCATTCTTGCTCTAAATGATTTTCTAGCTGCAGGGTTTGATTTTCTAATTTTCATTCCTTTTTGGCCAAAGTTTACCTTAACAACATTACCTGCAGGGTTCTTTACATATACTTTGAATTTCTTAACATCACCTTGCATTGGTTTACCCAACTTAACTTCTCTACCCTGATATTCTGCTTCATAAACACAACCACAATTGGCTTCTGATAATTCTTTACTATAATTTCTCATAAAAGAAATAAAATCTACCATATCCTCATCTTCAACATCATATTCTTCAGGTTCAACCAATCCGTTATTAACATCATCATCACTATTGATATCCTCACTTATAGGAACACAATTTGGAACCATTTTACCATTTTTCATTTTACCACCAACTTGTTTATATCCTTCCCAACAAGCTTCGTTTACTACACCTTCTCCAAACATACCTACAAAATCACCTTGATATTTATTACCAGGTCTGCCAGACATTGCAGTTGCGAAGTCTTTTCTAGCTTTTTCTTTTCCTTTAGCTATAAAGTTAAAAAGGTTTTTAGCATTCAAATTAAAATCATCTATAAACTTTTGTACTATACTATCACGTGTACCCGTTAATTTAGCAATTTCTTTTGCTTCTTTACCTGTTACTTCGTTTACTACATTTTCACTACAAGTTTTCCATCCGCCACCTTTACCTTTATAATTTTTTGCTGCCCATCCGTTTGCGTATGCAGATGGATATACATCAAATTTAGATTTTGCTGCAGACTTAGATGCAGACCATTTACCTGGGTCCGTTGGACAATTCTTTTCTAAAAATAAATTTAGTCTTTCTTCTATATTCATATTTTCATTTTTTTTCTTTCCTTGACAATGTGCTTTTTGAGAGAAACCTTTTGGATTATTACAATCTATACTACTTTTATATTTTTTACTCCAATCTTCATTTTTTGGTTTAGTAGAAACATTTATTGGTGCTTTACCCTGTCCACTACTACTTTTACCACCTCTACCTGCATCATTTTGTGCAGCTCTTTTTCTTTGAGTTGCACTTTCTTTTTCTTTTTTACTCATTCCGGCAGCTTTTGCTGCAGGAACACATTTTGCATAACCTCTTTTTTCTCCCGAAGTGCCACATGGTGGGTGTTTACCATCAACTTTTTTGCCGATGTTTACCCATTTTTCTTTAAACCACTTATTTAAGTCTTCGTTCATTTTACAATAGTTTCACTATATAAATATAAAGAATTTAACCAATTAACCAAGTTAAATTTTCTACGCCTTTTTTACCCATATCCATTTCATACGGATTTTGTTTTAGGTTACCCGTAGATACAAATCCAGTATATTGATTTACCTGTGTTGAGTTTAACATTGTCTTTGTTAAATCAATTCCTTCTTGTTTCAAACGAAGTGCTGTATTACGAACCCAAAGTCCAATTGCTAATGCCATTGTTAAGTCATCATTATAACCCTTCATTGCTTCAGCTCTACCACCACTCCAAATAAATGTAAAGAGTTCATCTATAAGTCTTTGAGAACGAATGAGGATGTCTTTATTGTTTATATATGTGTCTAATGTTGAAATGATAAGTGGTCTTGTCTTTATTGTTGTACCAAATCCTGCAACTAATTTTTTTTCATCTCTATAAAATTTATTGGACATTTGTTTTTCAACATCAATATATTTTAAGTCGTTACTCATATAAAATAGGTTACCATATCCTCTATCAATTACCTGTTGAATAGTTGCCCACCCTACATTTGAGTTTTCTATAATTAATAGTGCGTTATTCCATTCAGTTGATACTGCAACTAAGAAGTTTCCAAAATCTTTTGTTTCTATTTTACCTCTATATTCTGCAACTTGTGAACTATCTTCAATATCAATAACTTGGAATGTAGAATAATCCGATCCATCACCTCTCGCGACATCGGCAACTACCATATATGCTCTATTGTAATTTGGATGTTCCCATTTCCAATAGTTACCATCAAAGCCAGTTTTTTCAACCGGGTCCATTACATATGTATCTTTATACCAAGTTAATAATGCTGGGTCAATTACTGTATCACCTGAACCAACGAAATCACAATCACACTCTTGAGATGCACCTTTAACTCCTAATATACGAGTTTGTTCATCTCTCCATGCCTGATTTCTTTCTGGATGTTTTGTCCAATGTAAATTTATATTATTAAATCCGTTTGCACCACTTTCACCATCTACCCACATTTTATGAAACCAGTTACCCACACCATTTGGAGTAGATAATACGATTGCAGCACCACCTGTTGATAATGTAGATTGTGCCGATAACCAAATTTCATCAATATCTCTAATAAATGCAGCTTCATCAACAATTAATAGTGATAAGGCTTCCGAACGACCTGCGTCTGGAGAACTCGCGATTGCTTTTACTTGTGAACCATTTTTTAATTTAAGGGAAAGTTTATTGTCTTCAACTGAACTATTGCCACCATCTCTTAACCAAATAGGAAGTAAGTCGTGCATTACTCTTACCTTTTCAACTAAGTTTTTTGCTACGGTTACTTTAGTTGCGATAACCAATGCATTAAAGTCTTGGTTGAATAACATTTTCCAAAGAATAAATCCTGCAGATAGAGTTGATAAACCCAATTGACGAGATTTAAGAATAATATTTAAACGATTATCTTTAAAGTCAGTTAAACAATCTTCCTGGAATGGAAAAAGGTGAAAGGGTATTTTACCTCTCACCGGATGTTGAATAATACAATACTTCTTCATAAAGTAAATGGGGTCTAACGCACATTTACGATATTCTTCAGCTATTATCTCTTTTAATGATTTCTTAGGTTGCCCTTGAACTCCCATTATTTTTTAAGTTTCAATTTCCAATATACACCACCACCAATGTAAGGTGCCAAAGTACCACTTGTACCATCGGTTGTTCTATTTGCAACACCCAATCCTAAATGGAACATCTTATCTTTCTTTGTATTAACTAAAACACCAAATCCTAAATGAGATACTACATCTGCTTTGTTGAATCCACCTTCAAAACCATAAAATAGTTTAGTCTTTGGTAATTCTTTTACAATTGTAGTTTCTTTGATAGTTCTTTGTTTAACACTTGCGTTGAAAGTTCTACCCAATATTTTGTTTTGAGTAATAGTATCAATTAAAGATACAGTTCCTAAACTATCTGGTAATTGTAATGTATCTTTATAAATGTTCTTTGCAAAATAGTCTTGTAATAAAGCTTGAGTATCTACAATTGCAGGAATAATTACTTCCTTAATTGTTTCATGATAAATGTCTTCACCTTTTTTAGTTACTACTTTTGTTTTAACTATATCAATTGTGTCAATGTCATGTTTAATAACTTCATATGCTTTTCCTTCAATGATAATTTTTCTACCTGGCATTTTACCACCCGGATTGAAATACTCTAATAATACAATTACAACTAATACTGCTATTGCAATGTTTTTTAAATTTAATAATTTTTTCATAATTTTTATTTTTTTACTAATTCTGGATGATTTAATTCAACCAATTTTTTTTCTAATGCCGCTTTACGAAGTAACAATTGTTCTATTGCATCATAAGCTTCATCTATATCTTTTTTTATGTCTGCTTTTACTTTTTCAATATCTACATCCCATGTCCACTTTTCAACTCTACCGTCTTCTGTAACTTGTTCAATTTGTTGTTTGATTCCTGTTAATGCTTCCTCCCATCTAACTTTCATCTCCCTTGCATATGCCAATTTATTTTGTGTAATTTTATAATCTTCATAGAATGGATATGTTCCGTCTGTTTTTAATCCTTGTTCAAATTTTTGCAAACAATCTAAACACATTCCTGTTTTTCTAATTATTTTTTTATCTATTCTGTCATAAGCAATAGTTTTACAATTTTTAGAAGAGCATGTATTTAGTTTATCTAAAAATGCTCTTACATCATCCATCATAGAAACATTGGTTTTATAACCTTCTTTTTGTTCCCACTCCTTACCATCTTTATCAGTCCACACTTCTCCAACTTCTCTCTTTTGTTCTACATCACCTTCGTAACCATGAACTCTTTGAGTATTATCCTCTCTACCAAATACCGTATCTATAATTAGTTTACGAGATTTGTGAATATTTTTGTTTTTTTCATCAAAACTTTTTCTTTTTGCCATACTAATGTTCCTTTTTGTAACTGTTTATTATTATAATATATATCAAATTAAGAGTAAAAAATGCCAAGTATCTGATTTAGTGGTGCAAAGGTACCTGTAAGTTTATATGTTTTACCATTATAAACAAATACCAATCCTTCATTTGCTACTATCTTTTCAATACCACCTAATTTATTTAATCT